TGGTATTCAAACGCACCTTGGGCAGCAACCGGCTACGGCCAACAAACCGCGCAAGTCATCCAAAGGCTCGCGAAAGAAGGCCACCAAGTAGCGATCCATGCGATGTACGGACTCGCTGGTTCGTCATCAACTTGGAACGGATTCAAGATCTATCCTCAAGGACTCGCCGCATATTCGGACGATGTGGTCGTCGCGCACACGATGGAATGGGCAAACCAAGATCTATCAACACCAAGTTTGTTGATGACCTTGTTCGATGTATGGGTATTGAAATCTGAGTCGCTCAAACAACTCAAGAACATTGCGTCGTGGGTTCCGATTGATCATCAACCGACGCCACCAGATGTATTGCGATTCTTGCAACGCGACAATGTGAAACCGATCGCGATGTCGAAGTTCGGTTCACGCATGTTGGACATCGCAGGAGTCGAGCATCTGTATGTTCCTCATGCGATTGAACCTCTGTTCCAATCAACCGAGTCTGTGACTTTGCCGAACGGCAAGAAGATGACTGGCCGAGAGTTCATGGGCTGGGAAGAAGATCGCTTCGTTGTCACGATGGTCGCAACGAACAAAGG